AATTCCCTCTAATTTCAGTGACATATGGTTTACAATCCACAATGCACGGATAAAGACCATATATTCCGCATTGGTATACTTTTCTTTTGCCTGTTTCAAAAGACCAATAACGGACAGATACAAAACCAAAATAGATTTGCAAAACCATGTATAAATGCCTTTTGTTCCCGTCAAATTTACTTCTTCTGTCAACAATGCTGCCTTACTCATTTTTTTATACTTCCTTTCAATTTTATCTGTTTTGTTTAGTGTTACCAGGTAAATTAATAGCATGATAAACGGTAACGTTTTAACAATTTTGTTTCCTGCGCTTTTGCTGCTGAGAATGTTTTATACTGTTTTTCATGCAGTACCTGTTTTTGACAATAGATTGTCAACAATGCGGTTTTATCCTGCTGCATAACAATTGTTGAAATAGTATCATTGCCAATAAATAACATTGTTTTTCCCTCCCTCTTTATCCATTAATCCATTCCACAAAAGAGGAAACAGAATCAAAAGCAATTGCACAACAATGATAATTGTTTGACCGGATAATAAACATATGTTTCAATTCGCTGTCCATTCTATCAACCATAAATGTCATATTGCTTGTATCTTTCCTGCCTGTTTGTGAATCCATCAGCATAATGGTCGTTTTTCCTGGTATTGTTCATTGTTCTAACCATCCTTTCATAATTCGATAGGTATTAACCTAATAGCATAATATAACAATAGGTTTTACCTGTCAAGCGTTTTTTTCTGTTTTTATTAGAATATTTTTTAAACCAGGCATGTTATTTATTTTTCCTGTTTTATCTGTTCCCTATATTATAATATATATTATATATAATATTATATAGTACTATCTTTGTAATTATATTATTATAAAATTGGTACTATGCCATATTATTAATATTATATTATTTCATGCATAATATTATAATATATTATAATGCATGATAGTATTATATTGTTATATGCTATGAACAGAATATATTGGATTATATATTATATCCGTAATATTATATGGCATATGTATTTATATGAATTATGATTATGCAATATGTAATATATGGAATATGGAAATATTGAATATGGAAATATGGGAATAGACTAACCATGAACAATATAAACATGTTACAAACAAATGTATAGTATTATATATTGCCTTGCCTGGTTTTGCCTGTTTCAAGGCCTGGACAGAATATGTACATTTCAACTATTCATAAAAGTATAGTTTAGCGAATAGTTGACCATACTATATATAGTATATCGTATAACGATATAACAATATGTTGCGGAAAATGCCTGTTTTTATGTTAAAATCTGTCTGTTCTCGCCTGGTATATCCGTTTTGTACATAAAAGTTAACCCTATGGGGAAATATCGATCCCTTCACCGCCCCAGGTTACCCCCACCAATATCCGCCAAATACAAAAAGACCCTATAGCAATTAAAATGGCTTTACAGAGCAATAAAAATAAATATAATAAAACTATCTCGTCTGCCATGTGTAGAAGGAGTTTCCGATGGCGTATTGTCTTCACAGTACGCTATTTGTTTTTATGCGGAGAGGGTGAATAAAATAGGCTACAATTTGACAACGACCAATAAAAATAGTATTTTGGTCGTATGAAGATGGCGAATCTGCCTTAAACTGACCTATACGGGGGTGAAGATGGATGGCAGAAGAAGAGATTATTCAGCAGCCGAAGAAGATAGGACGGCCCAAGGGAGCGAAGGACAAGAAGCAGAGGTCGTATACAATGACCGAAAAGGCAGCAGAAGCAAGGAGAAAGCACCTCAGTTATCCTGTTGCCGAAACGGATGAAGAGAAGGACTACAATTCCCGGCTGATCAAGCATGTGATGATGATCAACGAGATTGCTGAACACGCCGACAAAACTGATCTGAATTCGCTGAAGTCGTGCTTTTACAACTATCTGGTGCTTTGTCAGAATGATGGATTTGCGGTTGGCAACCTGGCTGCGTATGCTTCGATGGGCATGACGAATATGGAATTCGTGTCGTTTTCCAGGAGGGTGGATCCGGCGACCCGTGCGTTCTGTCAGTTTGTCCGGCAGACCTGTGCGATGTTCAGAGAGTCGATGGTGACGAATAGTAAGGTCAATCCGGTCATCGGCATTTTCTGGCAACGGAACTATGACGGGTTACGGAATGATACTGAGCAGGTCCAGGCTGCACAGGAACAGGATGATGAGTATGCCCAGTTCGGCAGTTCATCGTACAAGGACCGTTACCGGAATCTGATCGGCAGTAGTGGGAAGGAGTGACGGCATGAAACAGATGGATGAGAACCGTCAGTTATTCCTTGCAATGCTGAGAGAGGGCACAAAAGGCGACCTGGATGCGTTTGCGGATGCACTGAAGATCATCAAAGAGATTGAGATGGACGGGTCGGTTGCCGTAAAGAACTCCCGTGATATCGAGGTCAGCAGAGAGTACGATTCGGATAACTTCGCCACTGCACATGAATACTCCGAGATGCTGAGAGGTTATCTGTCCGAGTTTCAGCCGGATAATGAGCAGGATGGCAGTAAAGTGCTGCGGATATACCGGGATTCGCTTCTGTTCGATGCACCGTGGGATTTCGACTGTTTCTGCCGATATATCGAATGGGACCGTGAAGAGGACAAAAAGTTCTACATGCCCAGGCGAAAGCAGCTGCTGCCGTTGGCAAGGGCACTTCAGCGGTTGGAGGAACGGAAAATCCGTCTTCTGTGCATCTCCATGCCACCTGGCACGGGAAAGACTACTCTGGCTGAGTTCTTCCTGGCCTGGACGGGCGGTAAGCATCCGGAACTGCCGAATATCATTGGTTCCCATAGCAACAGTTTTCTGCGTGGGGTTTACGATGAAATTCAGCGGATTGTCGGAAGACGGTCGGAATACCTGTGGCAGAGGGTTTTCCCGGATGTGCATCTGGTCGGCACGAATGCCAAGGATCTGATGCTTGATCTTGGCACTCGCAAGCGGTTTAGCACGTTTGAAATGGCATCTATCGGAGCCGGGAACGCAGGTCGTGTCCGTGCAGCTAACCTTCTGTACTGCGATGACCTTATTGACAGTATCGAAACCGCACTGAACCGTGATCAACTCGATAAGATCTGGAATCAGTACACCACAGACTACCGTCAGCGAGAGATAGGAAATTGTGCGGAGCTTCACATAGCGACCCGGTGGAGTGTTCATGATGTGATCGGACGGCTTGAGGATGCCTACGGTGACGATCCGATGGCTGAGTTCATCGTATGTCCGGCACTTGATGAGAACGAAGAGTCCAACTTTGATTACCCGTATAACGTAGGGTTCACCACGCAGTTTTACCATGAGCAGAGGGAGATTATGGACCCTGCTTCGTGGAAAGCACTGTTTATGAACGAGCCGATTGAACGAGAGGGACTTCTTTACCCTGTCGGATCACTGCAATCGTACTTTGAATTGCCGGAAGGTGAACCGGATGCGATCATTTCCGTATGCGACACGAAAACAACGGGAAGTGACTTCTGTTGTATGCCGATTGCGTTTCAGTATGGGAACAAGTTCTACATCGAGGATGTCCTGTACGAAGACTATGCACCGGATGTTGTCGAAACGAACCTCATCGAGAAACTCGTCAAGTGGAATCCGCACCTGTCAAGGTTCGAATCGAATGTCGCAGGTGGAAAGTTGGCAAGCGTAGTGCAGGAAAAGATCAAGGAACGGGGTTGCCGTACCAGAATCGAAACCAAGTGGACTCAGCAGAACAAGGAAACCAAGATCATGGTCGAAGCACCCTGGGTGAAGGAACACTGTATATTCAAGGACGATTCTGTGCTTCACGGGGATGAATACCGGGAATACCGCAGGTTTAAGCAGAGTCTTCACACCTATTCCCTGGCAGGAAAGAACAAACACGATGACGGCCCGGATGCGATGGCTCAGTTGTCGCAGTATGTGCAGAGTTTCGCCGGGAACAAGGTTCAGATTGTTCGGCGTATGTTTTAATCTCATTGTCTATTGAGTTTAGACAAATTATGCGAAGAATCTATTGACATTTGTTTTTTCGTTGTTTATAATCCGGGTGAAACCGTATGTACTGTATGATAAAAACAACGCACTTTTGCGAGAAGATCGTGAGAGTGCGTTTTCTGTTTACCGGAGGTGAGAAAGAGTGGGCGAAGTGAACGAAAACCATCAGCAGTACCAGAACTCCCAGGAGCAACGGAAACAGATGGCAATGGCAGCGCATGCCACAAGGTTTATGTTCGGTCGCAAGATGATTCTCACCTCTGCCGACAGTATCACTGCGGACAACGTTGTGGGCATTATCGAAAACGCATACAACACCCATCTGATCAACCGTTCCGAAATTGATTACCTGTGGAAGTACTACAAAGGCGACCAACCTTCCCGTTGGCGTACCCGTGAAGTGCGAGATGAACTCACCGCACACATTGTCGAGAACCGGGCGAACGAGATTGTGACCTTCAAAACCGGGTATCTGGTCGGCAAACCGATCAAGTATATCGCAGCAAATGAGGGTGTGAAAGTCTCCAAGAAGGTGGCAAAACTGAACGATGCCATGCGTTCGGTCGGCAAGAAGACACGGGATAAGGAACTTGTTGAGTGGCAGATGATCGGTGGAGTCGGTTACCGCTATGTGGTGCAGGAAAAGAACCGTTTCCGGAAAGTGCCGTTCAATCTGTATACCCTGGATCCACGGGACACTTTCGTGATCCGGCAGAACGACTATTCCAAGAGAGTCGTTGCCGGGGTGAATTACGTTGAGGATGAGAACCACAAAATCACCTTCACCGTATACACAAATGACAGGGTGTTCACGTTCACCAAGGGTGACAACACTGTGAAAACCCAGGTAAACAGTTTTGGCCTGATTCCGATCATCGAGTATCCTGCGAACAGTGCCCGTCTTGGGTGCTTTGAGATCGTCCTTTCCATGCTCGATGCGATCAACGATTTTGATTGTGCCCGGAAAGAAGCGGTTGAACAGTTCGTTCAGAGTCTGCTCGTCCTGTACAACTGCCAGGTGGATGAAGGGACTACTGCCGATACCATCCGTGCTGCCGGAATGATCCTGCTGAAGACAACGGGTGATGCCAAGGCCGATATCAAGGTGATTGCAGAGGAACTGAATCAGCAGCAGAACCAGACTCTGAAGGATGACCTGTATAACAGTGTGCTTCAGATCGTGGGCATGCCGAGCCAGAGTGCAGCCGGGACGAGTGATTCATCCAACAACGGAGCCATCGTGCTGAAAAACGGATGGCAGGGAGCGGAAACCCGTGCGCAGGACTTCGAAGCGGAGTTTGACCTTCCGGAGATGGAGATGCTCCAGGTGGTCAGCGTGATTTGCGGAAACGTGAAGAACGGTGAGTACTCGTTCGATCCGATGGATGTGGAAGTGAAGTTCACCCGGAGGAACTATGAGGACATCCTTTCCAAGAGTCAGACCCTGGTGACCATGCTGAACAACGACAAGGTCCATCCGCAGAAAGCTTATGAAGCATCCGGATTGTTTGCGGATACCGAAGAAGCGTATCAGATGGGCATGGAATGGCTCAAAGAACACGGTGAACCGATGACGGATAAACCGCAGAACCAGGTGGTCGTTAATGGCTGAATCCATCATGGAGTGGGATGAACTGAACATCATCCGTGAAACCGTTCCGGAAACACTGAGTGAGTATCAGCAGAACCGGAATCCGGAAACACTCCGAAGATTCTGTGATTACCTGGAATTCGTCCTCTGCCTGGTATACGCCTACGGGTGGAAGGATGCCGAAGAGATCGTTGGGACCGTCCCATTCACGGACGGACTTGATGATAAATGCGTGAACCTTGAAATCAAAGGGGAAACCTTCAGAGAACGCATCCGGGAACAACTGGATGAGGACTCACTGGACGGAATTCTCCGAATAATCGACACCGAAGCGCACAGGGACTACAACACGGCAGTAGTTGACGCAGGAGTTAAGAGTGGCGAACCTACGCTGAAGAAACGTTGGAACACTATGCTTGATGACAGAGTTCGTGAGACGCATGACTACCTGGAAGGATCCGTAGTTGGAATCAATGATTACTTCTACACCTATGATGATGACTATGCTCTCTCTCCTGGTGGATTTCAGAAACCGGAGAACAACGTAAACTGCCGGTGTTGGATCACCTTGTCGAGATGATGAAAGGAGAATGATACGGGCATGACTCTTGATCTCATCATCACCCACTACAAAAGTCCGTTCTCACTTGGCAAACCATTCTTCGATATGGTTGCCATGCAGCGGAACATCAATTTCGATGATGTGGGTGTCATCCTCGTCAATGACGGCGAGGAAAGCAGATTACCGGATGAACTGTTTAAGGACTACCCCTACAAGGTGACGAACCTTACTGTTCCGCACGGAGGGGTTTCTAAAGCCAGGAACACCGGTATACAGGCATCAAAGGCAGACTGGGTTATCATCTGCGACTTTGATGACCAAATCTGCAATACGTTGGGACTTCAACTGGTATTCTCTGCCATCTCCGAGGATGACAAGGATATGTACTGGACGAGGTTTCTGGAGGAAGTACCGCAGGAAGACGGGGCAATCAAACTTATGCCTCACTCACGGGATGTAATCTTCATTCACGGGAAGATTTTCCGGAGGCAATGGCTGATTGACAACAATATCCGTTTTCACAACGGACTGAGACTGCATGAGGACGTTTTCTTCAACCAGTTGGCACAAGCCATCGCAGGAGAGGACAGAATCGGCAAGATCGAAACCGGATGGTATCTGTGGTGCAACAATCCTCAGTCGGTCGGCAGAACCTACGGATACAAGTTTCTGTTTGAAACCTATGACCATCTGATGATCCAAAGGAATGAGATGGCAAAGGAATTCAGACGGAGGGACATGGATCCACAGGTAAAGATCGTTGTCAGCAAGACAGTCATTGATGCGTTCTACGATTTTCAGACTGCATGGTGGCATCGAAAGGAAAACGTGGAGAACTACAAACTCATGGAGAGATGGTTCTGCACATTCCTCAAACGCTACGGAGCGGACTACTCCAAGAGCGATACCAAGGCG